CGACTACAGGATTTATTAATACCAGCGGTAATATTTCGGCAGCTGTTGGCGTCTTTGGAGCGATAAATTCAACAGGATTAATCAATACCACAGGTAACGTATCAGCAAGTCAAGTATCTGTTGCTACGTTAAATGCTACAGGACTTATTAACACATTAGGTAATATTTCAGCAAGTCAAGTATCTGTTGCTACGTTAAATGCTACAGGACTTATTAACACTCTAGGTAATATATCGACAGCACAATTAAATGCTGGTCAGATCAATACCACAGGTAATGTCGTAGCCACAGTATTCAATGGTGGTGCTGTTAATGTAAGCGGTAATGTTTTAGCTGCCACCGTGCTAGCTCAATTGGTAACAGCAGATGATGCTACATTTGGTAATGTAGATGCAGGATTTATTGGTAACACAGGCACAGCATTTACTGGTGCGAGCATCAATTTATCAGGCAACGTATTAGCTGCAGGTGGTATATATAACGCACTAACAGTTAACGGAAACGAAACAGTAACTGGTTACTTAAACGTCACAGGCAATATTTTAGGTTCAGCTGGTACACTCTCTACCTTAGATTTAAATAGTACTACCAATGCAACTGATGCCACTGGCACTACTGGTGCATTGCAAGTAGCGGGCGGTGTTAGCATAGCCAAAGACTTGTGGGTCGGTGGTAATTTATATGCAGCCAACATCGTTGGCATTACTGCCAACGTCATCACAGTTGAAGATCCGTTGGTATTTTTCAAACCAAGTTATACATTTCCATACAACTATGACATTGGTTTTTACTCAGCATTTACTGGCTCAGGTTTAACCACCGCTGGTAATGTTCTCCAACACACAGCCATAGTCCGTAATGAATCTACTAATACTTGGACCTTCGCAAGTAATCTTGCTGAGCCGGGTGCTGGCCATGTGGTATTTAATGCTGATACTGTTTACGATCCAATTAAAGCTGGTAACTTAGAACTAGTTAATACAACAGCCTCAACTACGACAGGCACAGGTGCTTTAATTGTAGCTGGCGGTGCAGGCATTGGTGGTACAGTAGTTGCTGCACAATTAAACAGCACAGGTAACGTACTAGGTGCTGCTGGTACATTTAATGCCTTAACAGTTAACGGCGATATTACATCAACTGGATTTATTAACACCACTGGCAACGTAAGTGCTGCAACGGTAATCGCTGGCCAATTTAACACCACAGGTAACTTATCAGCTAGCCAAGTAAGCACAGCTACATTAAATGCTACTGGCTTAATTAACACTCTTGGTAACTTATCAGCTAGCCAAGTAAGCACAGCTACATTAAATGCTACTGGCTTAATTAATACACTTGGTAATATCAGTGCTGCTGTAATTAATACAGGTGAACTAAACTCAACTGGATTAATCAATACCACTGGTAATATTTCAGCAAGTAGGATCAATGCAGATACATTAGCCGCAACAGGCACGATCTGGGCCAATGCCGCAACAGACACATCAAGCCTATCAACTGGTGCTTTAATAGTCACTGGTGGTACAGCAGTTGGTAAAACATTATGGGTTGGTGAAGGTGCAGTTATCAACAGCACACGAGCCGCAGAAGCGTTCCAAGTTTATGGTGCGACTGGCAATAATGGTTTGATCTATGCAGACACTGCTAAGAGTGCTATAGTATTCAGCTCAACAGGTAATACCACAGTACAAAATGGTACAATAGCTAAATTTGACAGTCCTGGTGCTATCATCCTACCAGTAGGTAGTTCAGCACAACGCCCAGGATCTGCTGGTAACGTTGACGTAGTAGGTATGATACGTTTCAGCAACACAGTTAATAATTTAGAATTTTATGATGGTGCTGAATGGCAGACTGCTGGTACTTCATTTACTGTTATCAGTGATCGTCAATTTACAGGTAATGTAGGGGGCGGATTTGGTAATGTTGACGGAACAAATACTACATTTACATTACAAGCAAATTCGACCACAGCAGGTACTTTAGTAAGTATCAATGGTGTAATACAATTCCCAACCCTAGCTTACTCAGTTACTGATAATCAACTTACATTTACAGAAGCACCAGCTCCAGATGATGTAATTGATGCTCGTATATTTACTACAACTACAGAACTAGCGTCGCTAGCCAGTGGTAATGGTTTAAATCAATTTGTCGCTGCAGATACCGGTGCACAGATTTGGTCAGGGTCAGTATCAACTATACAACGTATCGAGGTTGACACAGCCGGTGACCTTAACTTGCTTAATGGTACAGACATAGTCTATACTCAGACAGCGGTTAATATCGCAGCCAACAATACACCGTATGTGATCGCTACACGTAGCCAAACAACATTTACCAGTGCTAAATTTATAGTAACCGCCAAAAGAGGAACAGGTGCTACAGGTAATGTAGAAACATATGAAGCACAAGTAATCACCGATGGTGCAGATAATGCTTACATTACTACATATGGCGTTATTAATAACGGCTATACGATGGGAGGATTAACTGCTAATGTGCTAGCAGGTAATGTTCAGGTTTATTACACAGGTTCTATAGCTGCATCAGTGGTACAGGCAAATGTTAAATGTTTTGGTACATTCATAGTATAATAGGTGATAAATGCTTCAATTAACTAAAAAATATCGAACAGATTATACCGGTGAAGACATCATTGTTGAACGTAAACAAGAAGGTCACACCTGGCATAGCGTAACAGAAACAGTTCCTAATGCGATCACAAACAATCAGATCAGTGGACGTGCAGTTGTCATAGGCAATGGCCCCAATCGATTAACATTTGATTTAAATCTTCTTAAAAAACCTCAAGGTTTATTGGGAAGTAAAACAGTTCAAACTTATGGATGCAATGCCCTCTATAGAGATTTTACTCCTGATTTTTTAGTAGCGTCTGGCGATAACGGTATCGTTTCTGAAATAGCCAGCAGTAATTATGTAAATAACAATATAGCTTATACTAACAATTTACATCTATTAGAACATCCTGGTAAATTTTATTTAATTCCATATGATCCTTATGCTGATGCAGGAACTGCGGCAGCATATATTGCGGCATTTGATGGACATACTAAAGTTTATCTATTAGGATTTGATGGTCATGCTCTAGACGAGCACAACCATAATGTTTATGCTGATACCAACGGATATGATGCTAAATGGGGCTTTGAAATAGACCATAATAAATGGGTACAAAACCGTAAACAGTTATTTGATGTGTACGATGATGTAGATTTTGTATGGGTGACCCCGTTTGGTAGAAATTTAATTCCCGAGACTCTTAAATGGTGCGGCAATTATCGACAAATTAGTTTTAGAGATTTCGTATTAGAGTGTGACTTATAATAAGACTTTTTCCAAGGTCTTAATCTTTTCTGCTACAGATTTAAAATTAATTGTTCGCCATACACCCGGATGTAAGGGTTTAGGGTGATCTTCTAGGCTCACCCAACAATATCCGCGATGCTCATAATTTAATTCAGGAACAAATTCTTCGTCAACAGGAATAAGGAAAGTGTGATAACTGAAATGCCCGTTATCGCTGGTAAATTTTTCTATAGGAATAACTTTAACGTTGAGGAAATCATACCCTAATTCCTCATTTAATTCACGTGTCAGGGACTCAAGTATGTGTTCATCAGCATCGATCTTTCCGCCTGCTAGTCCCCAAGTGCCAGAATATTTACTAGTATTACGTAATAAAAAAAGATATCTATGAGTTGACGTTGAATAGATAAAGGTTCCTACACCTTCTATATGACCAGAGTCCACAATCCTTCCTTGTATTCGCCTTCCCAGCTTTTTATCCACTGTTGGTTTGTCCACTTGTATTGAGTTCCGGTATTAAGATTACTCACATATTGTAACGTAGTATCAGTCTGGCTGTCAAATGATATAGTCCAACGTGTCCCATTATACTGTATGATGTCATTGGCATGGGCCACTAACTGAGAACCATCAGTACCAGTCCAAATTAAGGAACCGTCTCCAGGAGCATTATTGTAACTTCCTATATCATTTAATATTAGGTATCTGGTTCCGTTAACTGCTGAACCAGCGAGAGTGATAGCAGATGATTTAGTTGGATCAACTATAGCATCTATCGCAGTTAGTGTGTTAGTTGGTTTGGTATCTATATCAACGTTGAAAATTAATAATGAGTCATCCGTGGGGTGATAACTAACAGTGCCAATTACTTCACTGATTCCATCTTCTTGTAACAACCTTACCTGGCTTATACCATTTTGTAATTCACCATAGATACTAATCAAACTGCGCCATATATCTTTCGTGCCTACCTTAGCAGGTGCTAGCCCAGCAGTGCCGGTTCCTGATCCAATCCCTGTAGCAGTAAATACTACACCAACAGTATTTGATGCTGCCCCAATGGTAGTAAAGTTAGTATTACCTAGAGTTTGTATGATATAAGTTTTACCAATAGTAAAATTGCCTGCTGTGGTTGTGGTATTTAACATTGGTTCGCGAGGCGTTTCTAGTTCGCTGATTTTTAATAAGGTCAGTTGATTACCAATTAACAATACACCATACATCAATGGAGTAAAATATTGTCGTGCACCTAAGAGATTGTCTTCAGTTAGTAATGCCTGAGCTAGATTACCATCACTGTCGTGTATGTTAGCGATAATTTTTTGTATAACACCAAGCTTCTTGATCTTAGCTGGTGGGCTGATCCATACTGGTAATCTAAATGTTAAAGTAGCAACATCAATAGGATTTTCTGTGCCAACCGGTACACTACGGCTAGTCCAATTTGGTGAATCCAAATATACTGCGCTTAAACTAGTCCAGTCTATATAATTGTCTGTGGATTGTATTTCTAATGCTGGATTAAACAAGACCATTAACTGTTCTAATAACTGCAATTTTTGCTTAGTGTTGCTGGTCCATACATCTAATTTAAGTTCTAAGGTATATGGCACAGGCATTAATCGTTCTATACTAAAGGCATTACCTTGACGATTTTCGTACTCCATGGTGTCTTCATTATAGTAACGTTCACGGATATTCATCTTGCCAACGAATGTAGGATCCTGAACACGATCACGATCATAGGTAATATTATTAATCCATACTGCCATAGCAGGCACAGTGGGTAACATATTGCCTGCGGTATTTTGACTGATGATTGTCTGCACTTGTCGACTGCTATCACCATAGTAAACAGGCACACGCTGTAAGGTAGTATTACCTTGACGATCTTGACCAAACTCAACTTGGAATCCTGATACCATGCGGATGAACTGAGCTAAGAAGCGTTCTATCTGTGCATCATAAAAAAATTGTTGACTGGCTGCCATTATAAGTTATCCGCTGAAGGACGCAGGGCTTGGCTCAAGCTCTGACGTTCGTTAATTACATGTCTGTAGACTGTGTATTCTAGTAAGCTACCAATTGGTAATGGACTACCATCTGCAACTGTGGCGCTTGCGACTGTTCCTGTTAAATTACCTGCTAGAGTATAACTAGCACTCGAAGCATTGGCACTGTTTACAATCTGGCTACCATTGAATTGTGTAGATCCTGTGACACCCGCAACTTGTATAGTTTGCCCGACTACAAAAGGAGTCGTTGGCTGTTCAGCAAATTGTACAGTGGCGTTTCCACCTGTGGCAGTAGCTGATGTTATCCTTAGCTTTCTTGGGTATAATGGACCTGTAATAGTGACTGCTATATTACCACTGCTATTAGAAATTGTGTTAG